GGTGCCCTAAAGCATAATAGAAAACTATTGATATCGCCCACTGCTTCTGTCAAATCTTTGATGATTTATTCTCTCGTAAGATATTGCGTAGACCGAGGCGAAAAAATTCTTTTAGTTGTTCCGACGACATCTCTTGTAGAGCAGATGTATAAGGACTTTCTTGATTATGGTTGGGATGCTGATTCATATTGTCATAAGATTTATTCTGGTAGAGAAAAGAGTAATGATGCTTCAGTGACAATTACAACATGGCAATCAGTATATAAATTAGAACGTTCTTTCTTTGAAGACTATGGTGTCATTATAGGTGACGAAGCTCATTTATTTAAATCAAAATCTTTGATTAATATCATGACAAAACTGCACCATGCAAAATATAGATTTGGATTTACTGGAACTCTTGACGGAACTCAAACTCATAAATGGGTGCTTGAGGGATTATTTGGTCCATCATATAAGGTAACAAAAACTAATGAATTGATGAGACAAGGCCATTTATCTCAGTTAGATATTCAATGTATTGTCCTCAAACATCCACCACAAAAATTTGAAACTTACGAAGATGAAATTAAATATCTAATATCTCACAATCAAAGAAATAAGTTTATTAAAAATTTAGCCCTAGATTTAAAAGGCAATACATTAGTTCTTTTTCAAAGAGTAGAGACTCATGGAGCTATCTTATATGAAAATATAAATAATAACAAGCAGAATGATCGTAAAGTATTTTTTATACACGGTGCTGTTGATGCTAAAGAAAGAGAACTAGTTAGAGAGATTACTGAAGAAGAAAATAATGCAATCATCGTAGCTTCTTATGGAACGTTCTCTACAGGAATTAATATTAAAAATCTGCATAACGTTATCTTTGCATCCCCAAGTAAATCGAGAGTTCGTAATCTTCAAAGTATTGGACGAGTTCTTAGAAAGGGAAAAAATAAAGTAAAGGCAACACTATATGATATTTCAGACGATTGTTCTAATGAATCGAGAAGAAATTATACTTTAAATCATTTTATAGAAAGAATAAAAATTTACAATGAAGAAAAATTTAATTACGAAATTATTACTATAAAACTTAAAGGAGGGTTGGAATGGGAATAGAAGATGATTTTTATGCAACAATTAAATTAAAATCTGGAGAAGAGATATTTTCCAAAGTAGCAGCTTCTGAAGAAGTTGATAAAACACTTTTAATAGTTTCAAATCCAGTTATTGTAAAAGAAATAAAAGGGAAATTAAATAATGTAGTGGGTTATAAAGTTGAACCTTGGTTGAAAACTACAAAAGATGATATGTTTATTTTAAATTTAGATAATGTCTTAACTATGTCTGAATCAACTGATATCGAAATGATAATGATGTATCAGGAGTATATTAGAACCAATGATAACAGTGATGTTCCATACTCCAAATTAAGTAGAGAAATGGGATACATATCTACAGTTGATGATGCTAAAGAAATATTAGAGAAGCTATATAAAAAGACTTAAAGCTTTCTTATCAAAACCGACAAAGATATTCTAATCATGTTTTGGTATCTTGTCAAGTATAATGTGTAATGTTATAATTGATATATATTATGAATAAATTATATGATTGTTCCTGGAATGACGAAAAAGAAGAGGTCAGAGCATTACGTAAATAATAAAGAATTATTATTTGCAATGATTGAATATAGAGAAAAAGTGGAATTGTCATACCAGAGAAACTTTGGTGAAGAATTGAAAGACCAACCAAAAACAGAGAGAGCAAAGCATTGGCCTGATAAACCTCCTATTCCACGCTATATTGGGGAGTGTTTCTTGAAGATTGCGAATCACTTGTCTTTTAAACCAAATTTTGTCAACTACATGTTTAAGGAGGATATGATTTCTGATGGAATCGAAAATTGCGTTCAGTACATACATAATTTTGATCCTGAGAAATCCCAAAATCCTTTTGCTTACTTTACGCAGATTATTCATTATGCGTTTCTCCGCAGAATCCAAAGAGAGAAACGGCAATTAGATATTAAAAATAAAATTATTGAGAGGTCAGGTTACAGCGAAGTATTTGACGATAACAATACTCTTGACGGATCGAACTATTCCGACTACAATCAAATCAAGGATAATGTCCATTCCAAATTACGTAGTCAATGAAAGTTGCAATTATCACTGATCAGCATTTTGGTGCAAGAAAAAATTCAAAACTTTTTCATGACTATTTTTTGAAATTCTACAATGAAATCTTCTTTCCTACTTTAGAAGAAGAAGGCATCACCACTGTTGTTGATATGGGAGATACCTTTGATAATAGAACAGGTATTAATTTTGGCGCATTGACATGGGCAAAAGATAATTATTATGATCGTCTTCAAGAGATGGGCATTTTTGTTCATACTATTGTTGGCAATCATACCGCATTTTATAAAAATAGCAATAAGGTAAACGCTGTTGATTTGCTATTAAGAGAATATAATAATGTTAAAGTATATGCGAACCCTATAGAAGTCATGTTAGGAAGTCTTGGGGTTCTTTTTATTCCGTGGATTAATCAAGAAAATGAAAAAGAAACTTTCGAACTGGTTCAAAATACAGATTGCTCGGTCGCGATGGGGCACCTTGAACTCAGCGGATTTAAAGCTCATAGAGGCTGCGTCATGGAAAATGGTATGGACAGCGACAGGTTTAAGAAGTTCGATATGGTCTTCTCAGGGCACTATCACACTAGATCTTCTAGTGATAAAATCTCGTATCTAGGAAATCCATATGAAATGTTTTGGAATGATGTAAATGATACTAGAGGTTTTCATATTTTTGATACGGAAACAAGAAAACTGAAGGAAATTAATAATCCTTTTAGATTATTTTATAACATTTACTACGAAGATACTGATTACAAAAAAATAGATGTCAGTGAATATGAAAATAAAATTGTAAAGGTTATTGTAAGGAAAAAAAGTGATCCTAAAAAGTTTGAAAAATTTATTGATAAATTGTATAGTATAGGAGTTTTTGAATTAAAAATCGTAGAAAATTTTTCAATTCAAGAATCTGAAAAGTTTGAAGCATTTGAGTCTGAAGATACTCTTTCTATACTGAATAGATATATTCAGGAGGCAGAAATTGATCTTGATAAATCTTTGGTTCAAGGAATTATACAAGATGTTTATCAAGAGGCTTGTGAATTAATTTAAAATGTTTATTCTAACTCAAAAAAATAAAGGACAAAATGGTGCATATGCGGTACTAGATGAAAATGATGAGGAAGTATTGTATATCTTTCAGGAAGAGGATGATGCGGTAAGATATGCCATGATGCTTGAAGATTGTGTTGGAGAAATGGATGTTCTTGAAGTTGAGGATGAAGTAATAATCAAAACTTGTATAGTTAAAAATCACAAGTTTACAATTATAACCAAAAATGATATTGTAATTCCACCAGAAACTGAACATGATTTTATTTAAAAGTATTAGATGGAGAAATTTTCTTAGTACAGGAAATCAAGATACGACATTTAAATTTACAGATCATAATACCAATCTTATTGTGGGATCTAATGGATCTGGAAAGTCAACCTTACTTGATGCATTGACATTCTCTCTCTTTGGGAAACCATTTCGTAAAATTAATAAACCTCAATTGGTCAATACAATCAACGAAAAAGATTGTGTGGTGGAGGTTAGTTTTTGTATTGGAAAAACTGATTGGATTGTTATTCGTGGAATTAAACCTAATGTGTTTACTATTTTTAGAAATGGTGAATTGTTAGATCAACATGCTGCAGCTAATGATCAGCAAAAATGGTTTGAGCAAAATGTTTTGAAGATGAATTATAAATCTTTTACTCAGATTGTAATTCTTGGTAGTAGCACATTTGTTCCTTTCATGCAGTTGACTGCGACAAATCGTAGAGAAGTGATTGAAGATTTGCTTGATATTAGAATTTTTTCTACCATGAATATGGTCATAAAGGAAAAAATTCGCAAATTGAGAGAGAGTATTAAAGTTCTTGATTTGAAGAAAGATTCATTCAATGATAAAGTTAATATGCAAAAAAACTTTATTGATGAATTGGAGAATCTTGGTAAAGATAATATTAAACAAAAGGAAACAAAGATTCAAGAGTTGTTGATTGAGGAAAATAATTTGATGCTTTCAAATCAAATTATTGAAGAGGATGTATTCAAGTTGAATAAAGAACTTGAAGATGTTTCTGGATCTACGGAAAAACTTCGTAAACTAGGTAACTTAAAGGGAAAAATATCTAATAAGGTAGCAACTATTACGAAAGAACATAAATTCTTTACACAAAATACGGTTTGTCCTACCTGTACTCAATCCATAGAAGAGACCTTTAGAATAAATAAAATCAACGACGCTCAAAATAAAGCAAAGGAGTTGCAATCTGGTTATAAAGAACTAGAAGACGCAATTAAAGAGGAGGAAAATAGAGAGCGTCAATTCATCACATTATCTCAGGAGACTACAAAACTAACGCATGGTATTTCTCAAAACAATACTAAGATCTCTGGATGTCAGCGACAAATCAGAGATTTGGAATCGGAAATTCAAAGAATTGCCGACCAACTTGCAAATACAAATACTGAACATGAAAAGTTAGAGTCTTTTGAAAATAAACTGAACGAGATATATGAAGAAATTGGTAAATTAAAAATCGAATCTGAATACCATGAATTTTTGTTTAGCCTTCTCAAAGATGGTGGAGTAAAAGCAAAAATTATTAAAAAATATTTACCTCTAATAAATCAACAGGTAAATAGATATCTTCAGATGATGGATTTTTATATCAATTTTACTTTGGATGAAGAGTTTAATGAAACTGTTCAATCTCCTATTCACGAAGATTTTTCTTATGCTTCTTTCAGTGAAGGAGAAAAAATGCGAATAGACTTAGCTCTCTTGTTTACTTGGAGAGAAGTTGCGAGAATGAAAAATTCAGTCAATACTAATTTGCTTATTATGGATGAAGTTTTTGATAGTTCCTTGGATGGTTTTGGAACAGAAGAATTTCTAAAGATTATTCGTTATGTGATTAAGGATGCTAATGTTTTTGTGATCTCTCATAAAACTGGACTAGAAGACAAATTTGAAAGTGTCACAAAATTTGAAAAGATTAAAGGTTTTTCGCGTAA